ATCCACCGCTCCCAATTGTGCAGAGATTGGAGAGTGGAGAGACAAACTTGTCACCAAAAATCCAGGTTGGCAAGATGTCTTACATAAAGCTTCAAAAGCTCCAGGTTCCCGCGTTACTAAAATTAATCACTAATGGCAAGAAAAGGAAACTCCCCTATCGGTGTTGGTATGACTTCAAAACAAATGAAGAGGAAGAAACCGATCAATACGGATCTTCTGAATAAAATTGAACCGATCACTGACAATCAAAAGATTCTGTTTGATGCATACAAAGAAGGTAAAAATATCTTCGCGTATGGTGCTGCTGGTACTGGTAAAACCTTCGTCGCTCTGTATCTTGCATTGAGAGATGTTCTTGATGAGAGAAGTCCCTACGATAAAGTTTATATCGTCAGGTCATTGGTATCTACTCGTGAGATTGGCTTCCTTCCAGGAGATCACGAAGACAAATCATCTCTCTACCAGATTCCTTATAAGAATATGGTAAAATATATGTTTGAGATGGCCACTGATGCAGACTTTGAAATGTTGTATGGTAACCTGAAACAACAGGAGACCATCAAGTTCTGGTCTACTTCATTCATTCGTGGTACAACTATCGACAGGGCTATTCTTCTGATCGATGAATCTCAAAACCTTAACTTCCACGAACTCGATTCTATCATTACTCGTGTTGGTGAAGACTGTAAGATTATTTTCTGTGGTGATGCAACCCAGACTGACTTGCAGAAAACCAATGAGAAGAATGGTATTCTCGATTTCACCAAGATTATTCAACAGATGACTGAATCTTTCCAGATTGTAGAATTTGGTGTAGAAGATATCGTTCGTTCTGGTCTTGTCAAGGAGTACATCATTAAGAAACTCGCACTAGGTATGTAATGTTTATCGTTGAAAATCATCTTGGTGATATTGAACTAGAGAAAAAAGAGGTTGATGGAATTCGCCTATATAAACTACCTAACGGCGACTGGGTTCCTTCTATTACTTCAGTCACCAGTTTCTACAACAGAGATGTATTTCTCAAGTGGAGACAACGGGTAGGTGAACAGGAAGCTAACAGAGTTACAAAGGAAGCGACGACTAGAGGAACAGATTTTCACGAGGTCGCACAAGCCTATTTGGAAAACAAAGAGTTGAACTGGGAAGATTATCTTCCCGCATCTCGTTATATGTTCCACAGTGCCAAACCTTTTCTTGATAAGATTGGTACTATCCACGCCATCGAAAGAACTTTATACTCTGAATACTTGGGTCTTGCTGGTCGCGTAGACTGCATTGCCGAGTATGATGGTGATCTTGCAATCATCGATTTCAAGACATCAAAAAAGATCAAACCAGAGAAGTGGATTGAACAATACTTTGTTCAAGAAACTGCATACGCCTGTATGTACTATGAGATGACTGGTATTCCTGTCAAGAAACTCATCACAATTATGGTCACACCTGGTGGTGAGGTTCACGTTTATGATAAACGAAACAAAGGTGACTACATTAAACTATTGGTGAAGTATGTTAAAGAATTTGTTGGAAACCGAATGGTGGTTAATGGATGACATCAACAAGGCTCTAGAAGAAAAATTTCTCTGTTCTGGACGTTTCGCTCAAGACATTGAACGCATCGTTGCAGAACACAAGATGACTTACATTGATGCGATCATTTACTATTGCGAGAAAAACAGTATTGATGTAGAATCAGTACCTAAGCTAGTTTCAAAACCACTGAAGGAGAAACTGAAGTGGGAAGCAATGGAACTAAACTTCTTGAAAAAAACTTCTCGCGCAAGACTTCCGTTATGACTGCATTTGATTGCTACAGAACTTATCTGGCATTCAAAAATCATTTTACAAGAGAAACATTCGATTACTTTAAATATGGCGGCAGAACCAATGCGTCTGTCGCCTCTTTTAATAAGAGACGAGACCGTTATTTCTTTGAGAAGATGTCTCGTCAAAAGAAAGATGATGAGATAGTGGACTACTTCACAGCCATCTTCTCTCAGTGTGATGATCCACAGAGAATGTGGATTGGTGAAATTATTCAGACTGGAGAGGAGAAGTACAAAGACTGGCAGAAGAAGGTGCAGAGTCTCAGTTACATCTTCAGACAAGAGATGGAACACCTGTTTGAGGACATTGATTTCAACTCAGTGTTTGTGTGTGAACAAGGTAAACATCCAGTCTTGGTTAAGGAACATTTAAGAAAGAATGTATCCATTGAATCACTCATCATTCTCGATGCGATGGTTCAGTACAAAGAACGATTTGATTCTAAACTTGATGACTTCGTGTGGAAAACCGTCAGTCTCAAGGTTGACAAGTATAAACCTTTCTTGTTAAATAGTATTGAATTAGACAAGTACAAGAAAATTTTAAGAAGGATAGTAATGTAATGAGTGATTTTTTTGAATCAGAATTTGTACGAGAAGGTCTCCGCGACATCCAAGAACTGCAAAAGGAATTGCAGAGAGGATTTATGCGGTTCAGTTTTCTCACAGAGGATGAACAAGAAGAACAACTAGGCCTTCTAGAAGCTTTACTAGAGAAACAGTATTTGATGTACCTTCGGATGAAACTGTCAGATGATCCGAAGGCTCAAGAGATAGTAGAAGATATGCGACGATCATTGTGTCTGCTCGGTTTACCTGAAACCTCCACCGTGGAAGAGGTCTTCTCTCAGATGAAACAAACACTCCAGAATCTCAAAGAACCCCTTGACACCCCTGACGATACCTAGTATTATAAAGGGGTGTTCAAAACACAAGCCAAATCCGATTCAATCCTATGTCTTTCCAAAATCTTAAGAAACAATCCTCCCTCGGTTCTCTGACCCAGAAACTGGTACAACAGGTCGAGAAGATGAATAAGGGTGCAGGTGGTGCTGATGACCGTCTGTGGAAACCTGAAGTTGACAAGGCCGGTAACGGTTATGCCGTCATTCGTTTCCTTCCCGCTCCTGAGGGTGAAGAACTGCCTTGGGCCAAACTCTACACTCACGCCTTCCAAGGTACTGGTGGTTGGTATATTGAAAACTCCCTGACCACTCTTGGTCAGAAGGATCCCGTCTCTGAGTACAACTCTCAACTGTGGAACTCTGGTATGGAGTCTGACAAAGAAGTTGCACGTAAACAGAAACGTAAACTGTCTTACTATGCCAACATCTATGTTGTGAAGGATCCCACCAACCCTCAGAACGAGGGTCGTGTGATGTTGTTCAAGTTCGGTAAGAAGATCTTCGACAAGATCACTGCAGCAATGCAACCCGAGTTCGAAGATGAGACTCCCATCAACCCCTTCGACTTCTGGGGTGGTGCTAACTTCAAACTGAAGATCAAGAAGGTTGCAGGTTACTGGAACTATGACTCTTCTGAGTTTGATCGTCAGTCTCCTCTGCTGGATGATGATGACGCTATGGAAGCCATCTGGAAGCAAGAGTATTCTCTCGCTGAACTGATTGCTCCTGACCAGTTCAAGTCCTATGATGAACTGAAGAAGCGTCTGGACTATGTTCTGGGTAACACTCCTGCTCGTCGTGCAGTCGATGAGGAAGTGGCTGATGAAGAGGTTCGTGATGAACCCACCTACACTCCTTCCTTCAACCGTTCACCTGAACCCGTTGCTGCTAAGACTGATGAGGATGAAGAGGATGCTCTGTCCTACTTCGCCCGTCTTGCTGAGGAGTGAAATTAGCTTCTAGTTTCAAAAAAGGTCGGAAAAAAATTCCTGGCCATTTTTAGCCACAGGGTCGCTCAAGGGCGACCCTTTTATTTTGGAGAAATGATACGTGGATTCTCAGTCTTCTTCAGTTTTCTATTGACAAATTGTTCAGATTCTTGATAATCCATAATTTCACGATTATCTCTCAAGAACGTTTCTAGGAACTGAGGTTTCAAAATGTTGATTTCACGTTTTACGTCATTTAATGCAATTTCGTGTTGAAGGAACGAAACTGACTTAATGCGCGATTCTGTCTTTCTGACTCCATTATCCAAATACGTGATAGAGTGATCAGAATCGACCCAATTACCTTCTGGTTGAATCAGTCTGCCACTACCATCTACAATCAATAGAGTCTCATAGTGGTGAACATTGGATAATTGGTCATCTGTGTATTTTTCGGTCAAGTAGTTGTTCAGATCAGCATCAGACATTGGCCAATCTTCTCTGATATTGATGATATTGTTCGTGATTAGGATAACCCAGTCGAGAATGGGATCACCGTAAATCAGTTCAGCTACGTTATCTGGTCTCTCATCACCTTGAATTGAGTATTTTTCAAAAGTCACATATGAGTCATAGATGTCGTCACGAATGACTGCACGTTTGAAGATGTTCTTGACTCTGTTGTAATCATAAACCGATTGTCTGTCGTTTCCGAGAGAGGGATAGTCTAAATCTGGAAACTGTCTGAAGTATGCGTTTTTGTTGTAATCGTATGCCATATCAGAAACCTACACTGTTTTCTGCTGTTTTTTCATGATCCTTATCATACACCGGTCTCAATTCAGTAAATTGTAAATTCATTACACACGCAATCGGATGAGAGTCATCATATGCTGCCCAATATCCATCAGGAGCATAGTCAACGGTGATGGTTCTCAGTGCCATCTCATTAAAGCTATTCAATATTGGAGCACTGTACTCTAATTTAAAGACATCTGGTGATCCAAGTAATGCTACATTTTCATATTTTGGTGCAGCACCTTCTTTAAACCACTTAATAATTTTTCTGATTTGTTTTCCTTCTGCTTGACTTCTAGCAATCATCAGAAAGGAAAAACCAAAGTCTCTCAGAACAGGACCTTGGAACAACAACTCGGCATTAGGATTGGCAATAGATCCAGTTGCTCTTGCCAACAGGGCGTCCGGACTCACGGTGATTCCTGCAACTTTTATTGCTGATGAAGCTAATTGTGAACCGATAATTTTACCTGTGCCAGATATGTTTTCTGTTATTCTTTGAGTGAGTTGACTATCGAGATTTGCAAATGGCCCAACTTTTCTACTAAATGCATCTTTCATTAAGTCTTGCATCTTAAGTTTACCCGCATTTGCCAAACCACCATAAATGCTTGCCAAAGCAACACCCATGACATTTAAATCACTCTCTCCCCATTCTGCTCCGTTAGAATCACTAACTTTCGGCATAGGTAAGAGTACAGTGCCAGCATAGTCACCTCCAACTTTATCACCAGCAACACTACCATCTGGTCCACTCTGGTTCACGGAGGATCTTTTATATTTGAATTTTGTTATTTTTATATAATCTTGACCTTTGTCAATGTCAATCGGATATGCGAAAGTGTCTGTTGTAGTTCTGGTATACTTTCTACCAGTAAATGAAGAGAAAGTCGGTGACTTTCCGTACAGTGGTGCGGCGTACAGTGGTGCGGCAAATGTTGTTGGGATTGGGTTTTCCAACAATGATTGTTGTTGTTCTACATTAGTTTCTTTTTTTGACTCATTATCGTAGAATTTTGCACTAATATCGTCCTCTACCAGGGACATTGATTCCCCAGCAACTCCTTTATATGTGGCTCTAATGACTCTTGATTCGTCTGACAGAACCGCAGTTGTCCACTCATCAGACGCGGGATTCATTATCTTTCCGTCTTTATATACACCTTGCACTCTGAAGAGTTCGTCCATTGCAAGAACATATGATCCAGACAGACCATCAATGGTAAACTTTTTGCTCTTTAGAACAGACATTAATTTTTTGTGTATACTTTATGTTTGGGAACCACGATTCCTCTCATATCCACAAATTTCTCAGTCGGTAGTTGAGCTACTCCAACCCATTCACTTTCAGGAATTCTATAGGGCACCC